TGCATGTCGTGTTGCCCAAGCGGGTGTTCACGGCAAAGTGAGCGTTGACCGACGCGCGCGAGCGAGGCATGGGAACGCGCGTGCGGGTATAGCTCAATGGTAGAGCACTAGCCTTCCAAGCTTGTGACGCGGGTTCGATCCCCGCTACCCGCTCCATCGTTATAGTACATGTCTGTCAACGGCCGCCCTGCCGCCAGTTCAAGGATGTTCTTGAGGCGGCCCTCCACCTCGACATTGGTCCCGCGATCGCCCTTCGGCGTGATCGTGATCCGGTCCACCAACGCGCGTATCTGCGGGATCGCATTCGCCCGCGCTTCCGGCGTGCTGGTCAGCGCCTCGTTCAAGGTCTCGATCTGCCGGCGATAGTCAGCAGCTGCATGCGGGTGCAGTGCGACGACGCTCGACCCCTCGATGTTGGCGAGTTCGGTCTTTGCTGCCTCCAGCTCGGCTCTCGCTGCGGCCATCGCTTGGCGAAACGTGGCAAACTCGCCGGCTCCCTCGGCAATCGCTGTGGCGATGCGCTCCATTTTTGCATCGGCATCGCGGATCGTCTTTTCCAGACGCGTGCGATCCCGGCCGAGTTCGCGTACCTTTTTCGCGAAGTCCCGATGATATTCGCTTACGTACAGCGCCACGAGTTCGGGATCGAGCATATGGTCCGTCAGCCCGGCCAATACGCGCATCTCCAGGCGGTCTGTCGAGATGTAGCGATTGTTGGTGCAGGAACGGCCGTCGCGATAGCGCCCGCAACCCCAACTCGTCCGCGATGCGATCGTGTAGCCGCCGCCACAGACGCCGCAGCGGGCGAGGCCGGAGAAGATATGCTTCGGTCGCCGCGCGCGCTCCGGCCGCCTGCCGCTAAAGGTTGCCCGGCGTGCCTCGACGCCGAGCCATATCTCTTCCGGCACGATACGAAGAGCGGGCGCCGGCTCGATCATCCATTCCGACGTCGGGTTGGGCTTGATCAATTCCTTCCGGGTTACCGGATGGATGACCTTGCGCGTCCGGTTGTGGACTATCTCGCCCCGATACATGCGGTTGAGCAGCATGCCGTTCATCCGGATGCGATCACCGTTGATGGTAGACATGCGCCATCCACCGCCCGTTGGGCCGGGTATGCCCTCTACATTCAAGCGCTCGACTATGGCGCGCGGGCTGTCTCCGCGCGCATACTCGGCGAAGATGCGCCGGACGATCGTAGCCTGCTCTTCGTCGATTTCACGCAGACCGCGCACGGGCTCACCTCGCTCGTCGATCCTGTTGGCCTTCCTGTACCCATAGGCGAGCCCTGCCGGCACCCTGCCGGCCGCGACGGTGCCGCGTTGACCGCGCCGGACCTTGTCGGCGAGCGCGGTGCGGAACTGCGCATCCATCAGGCTCTTGAGCGTGCCGGTGATATCGTTGACCTCGCCGTCGGACAGCGTGAACAGCCGCGTGCCTGCGTAGGTCAGTCGCTCCCGAATGGCGTAGCTGTCGCCCTGGTGGCGGGCTAGCCGATCCGTCGCCTCGGCGAGAACCTGCTCGATCCCGCCTGCCTCGACGCGTGCAAGCAAGGCGTTAAGGCCGGGGCGATGCTCCTCGGTAATGCCAGCGGCGCCGCTGATCGCATAATCCGTGTAGACATCGACGATCTCCCAGCCCTCGCGATCCGCCCGCTCGCGGCAGACGCGGACCTGATCGTCGATCGACCGGCTATTTTGAAGCGTGCTGCTGAAGCGAGCGTAGATGACCGTGCGCACGCTGTTTCCCCTTGTCCCGAATCGTCGCAACATCACGCGATGCGCTCGCGCGGGCAAGCGTCTTCACCAGTTCGATGATGGCGGGGTCGAACCGGTCGAGCGACATCAGGCGACTTTCGCCCCGGCCGCGAGGTGCGGGCGCAGGCTGTTGAAGGCGAGCAGCGTTGCCGTCCAACCGCTGCGATAGTGGTCGAGCAGGCAGGCGATGGCGTCGCGCAGATCGACGTGATCCTCATGGGCAGGATCGCGTCGGTCCATTCCATCGAGACGCCGCTGCTGGACATCGAGCGACTGCTCTAGCGCCCACAGTATCCAGCTGCTTCGGCACAACGGCTCGACGGCGCGAGCGGTGTGGGTGCCGATTGCGATCCAGTCGGCGGCGATGGCGGCGCGAGCGAGACGGTCGCGGAAGGCATCGTTTTCGGTCAGATGACCCTTGGCGACCATCTCGGCGTAGCGATCGGCGCGGCCGTCGCGGAGAAACACCGCGAGGTCCATCAGCATGAGATACTGATCGCGATAACGGTCGATCGAGACGGGCGACATCATTCAGCGTCGCCCATGATGAAGCGCTGTGCCCAATCGAAGACTGCCGGCCGCGCGGCATCGAGCGCGCGGAGATCGGGGAACATCTGCTCCGCGTCCCAGTCGCCGCTATCGAGAAAGGCATGGATCGAACCGTCAGGCTCGTTGTGCAGCGTGAGCGTGATGGACCCGATCAGCCATTCCTCTTCGGGACAGCCGCACTCGTCGCTCGGGCGGGTCGCGACGAACTCGATCGGCAGTAGCGCGCTCACGCCACCATCTCTTCGGGCTCGGCCGAGATGCAGACCTCTGGTAGGTTGGCGTGGACGAGGGCGTCCGGAACGTCCGGGCAGACGCTGTTGCCGATCATCCGGATCGAGCTGCTGATGCTCAGCGGTTTGCCGTTGGGGCCGATCGGATCGAGGATGTACCCGCGTGGAAACCCCTGCGCGTTGGCGAGCTCGCGGCGCGTGAGCATCCGCATACCGATATCGACGATGACATAGGTCACCGTGTCGATCGTCACGGTGACGACGGCGAAACGATCGAGTGTGGTGACGGTGCCGATCGGAGCGTCGAGGCCGTGGCCGCCTTCCTCGTTGCCGTAATATTTGATCAGGAAGGCAGCGACGCGGACGGCGCGGTCCATCATTTCTGGCGGCAGCGCGCCTTCCTCGAGGATCGTCGTTTCGACCAGGCGTTGCGTGCAGCCCTTGCCGACGATCGTCGAGACGGCCTCGCGCATGTCGTGGCCGATGACGCCCGTGTTAGCCTGCTCCATATGGGCGCAGACGACGGCGTGGCGCTGTCCCTCGGCCGTGATGGCCTTGGCAGGCTGATCCGGGTCGCCCCGGCCACCATTGGTGTTGCTGGTGTAGAAGTGCGAGAGAAAGGCCGTGACGGCGGCATGCTTGCCCCCGCCGGCGACGACCGTTCCGAGCGGCGCCTTCACGTCCAGGGAACGTGGTTCCTGCCCGTCGCGCTCGCCATAGCCCGCCTGGACCATCGTGGCGGCCACCACACCAAGCGGGGTAGCGCCGGCCGGGCGCGCACTGTCTCCGTTGGCTGTGACCGTTGGCATGGGATCGTCAGCCGGCGAACCGACCGATCCTGTCCGAAACTTCGTCACATGCGGAGCGACCGTCACGGTGACGCGGGCAAGCTCGCCGCCATTGGCCGTCGTGATGGTGCGCAGCGGCTCGGCCGGGTCATGCGTGCGGCCGGGGCCGTCGCTGGCATGCGTGATCGGTATGATCGCAGCATCGACGCAAGCCATGTCGCGAGAAGCTGTGACTGTAGGCAGCGGCTCGGAAAGATCGTGATCGCCCTTGCCACGTCGCTTGCCGTGGCGATCGACTTCACCATGGGCGGTACGCACGATGAAGGGCTCAGCTGCGTTGACGACGTAGCGCATCACGCCGTGCGCGATCCGGCGATGCGTCGCGTCCTTCAACGGGCGCTTGCGATCGAAGATCGAGGGGCACGGGATCGACCAGTCGATGCACTCTGCGGCAGTGCGCCACGGCAGCAGCTGTTCTGGATGCGGTACTCGGAAGCCTTCTTTGCGGAGCTTCGCGCGCCATGTCTTGAATGTCCGTTCGTCACGAGGACGGTGCGTCGGCTCCGGCCAGACGATGCGCTGGCCATCGCGGCGCGCGATCAGATAAAGGCGCTTACGGCTGGTCGGCGCGCCATAGTCGCAAGCCCGTAACTCGCGATGCTCGACGCGGTATCCCTGCGCGCGCAGCCGTCGCTTCCAGAGCTCGAACTCTTCGCCCCGCCTTTCCTTGATCGGAAGCCCGTCGGCGTCGAGCGGTCCCCACTGGCGGAACTCCTCGACATTCTCCAGCATGATGACGCGGGGCGCGCCCGAGCCATTGGGCGTCGCCTTTCGAAGGCGCTCTGCCCAGTGGACGACAACCCAGGCGAGATCGCGGATGTTCTTGTCGCGCGGCTTGCCGCCCTTGGCCTTGCTGTGGTGCTTGCAGTCTGGCGAGAACCAGGCGAGATCGACCGGCATGCCGCCCGTCGCATCCAGCGGGTCGATCGACATGATCGACTGGCAATAGTGCTTCGTCGCCGGATGGTTGGCGAGGTGCATGGCGATCGCTTCGGGATCGTGGTTGATCGCGACGTCGATCGGCCGGCCGATGGCGCGCTCGATACCAGTGGAGGCGCCGCCACCACCCGCGAAGTTGTCTATGACAAGAGGATGCATCTATCCGAGCCCCAATGCAGCTTTGTAGGTTTCGAGGAGCGCCTCGCCTTCGAGGCGGTCGTTAGGATCGATCTTGCGTAGCCTGACAATCGCTCGCATCGTCTTGGGATCGTATCCCTGCGACTTGGCTTCTAGGTAGACATCCTTGATGTCGTCCTGCATCCCCTTCTTCTCTTCTTCGATACGCTCGACGCGTTCGATGAAAAGGCGCAACTGATCAGCGGCGACGTTTCCGCTAGACGTGGAATGTGCAACCTCTGCATGGGCGCTTGGCTTGGCTGGCTCCGTGTCGGGCTCGTTGTGAAGCTCCCGCAGTGCCTGCTCGATCGGAATGATCTTGGCCTTCGGCACGCGGCGCCGGATTACGTCCGGATCGCGGTCGGTAATCAGCAGCGTATTGGGCAGCACGATGCCCTTGCCGAGCGGCGACCAGTTGCCGATCACGCGTGCGCACCCATGCACTTGGCGGAGCGCTTCCAGCTGCGGCGCGCTTGGCGCGACGGAGCCGTGCAGGACGACCGTCATCCGGCCGCTCCGTCATTGGCGAGCGCGATCAGCGTGTCGCCATGGCACCATCGGGCCTTTGGGGCGCACCAGCATTCCACATCGCGACCGGCGAGACGCTCGACGCGATCGAGCACGCGCGTGCGCAGTCGATGCAAGGCGGCGATCTCGTGGTCGTTGAAGCCGAGACCGCGCAGCTCGCGCACGGACAGGCGGCCGGCAAGCCAGCTGCGATGCAATCCGACGGCCCGTGCATGGCCGAACCGTTCCGAGCGAAACGGATTGCTCCATAGGGACGGTCGCCCGATGTAGACCGGCGCCGACCTGCGACCGCGACGATCAGCGAGTTTGCGTGGGCGCTGAAGCCGGTGAGGCCAAGCGCAGCCCGCAGATCTCGGCGCAGCCGAGATCACTGCGCGCCCTCCAAGGGCGCGCGCCGCAGCGCCTCAATCAGGCCAAAGGCGAGATACTTCCGGCGTTCCTTCCGGGTGCGAGCGTAGGCGTAGGCGTAGGCGTAGGCGTAGGCGTAGGCGTAGGCGTAGGCGCCCCTAAGCGCAGCCTTCCACTCTTCCTTGGACGCGCCATCACCGGCCAGCGCTCGCTGATGCAATGCCTGCACCGCCTTGTGCTTCGAACTGTCGCGGCCCTTTTCGTCGAACAGGCTGATCCATCCCTGGGTGACACAGTTCGCCTGCCAGTCGTAGACGACGGTGAATGGAACCTTACCGTTGAGCCGATCGAGTTCGGCATAAAGCTGGCTGCCCCAATCGAGCGCGTCCTGCAGTTCGATGTTGTCGAAGAAGTAAGGCACCGTCTGCGCCAGCCAACGCGGCATGATCTGCGCGGGACAGCGGCCAGGGCTGTCGACGTCCTTGCCGAGCACGCCCAGGCCGCAGGCCAGCTGGCGGCCATCTTGTTCGGTGTGCCAGCTACCTTGGAGCAAACGGCCTTCCTCGCGGAATTTCTCGAAACGCTCGTGGGCTTCATGGGCAGATGTGACGGTATCGAACATGGTCATGCTCCCGTTGAGGCCGGTCAGAACTCGGCCGTGAAGTTGATGGCGAAGGCGAGGAGAGAGGCGATTTCGAACGCCTCGGCGTTCGTGCGCTGGGCGTTGTGGTCGACGACGAATATCTCGGTTCCAGCCGTGTCAATGACCGACCCAAGTGAGGTCTCGTCGGCAGTCAGCGGCACCTGCACGCCCATGGCGGTGAGACGATCGGCCAGTTCTTCGGCGCTGTCGGGCGACGTGAACTCCGGCATCAGAGGTTGCTGGCCAGATAGGCGCGCGCGAACTGCGCGGCGAAGTACATGATGGTGAGCAGGATCAGCGCGATCGCGGCGACGTCACCAGCCTCGCGCCAGCCGGAATGCCGTTCGTCTTCCAGCGGGATTAGGAGAGGCGGCTGCCTCGGGCTGTCATAGATGCGCGCGAGGGACGCGGGGTCGATCGGCTGCACCGTGCGCGGCCGGCGATCCTCGAGGCGGACGACGTTGTCTTCCGAATGTGTTGGCATGGTTGCCTCCCGTGTGGAACGGGAGGGCTTATGCGTCAGCGTTTGCTGACAGTCAATCCATTAATCAGCAAACGCTGACATTACGTATAAGCAAGTTCCTTGCGCGGGATCACGCGGTGGATCGCCGCGATGTCGGTTGCCTCGACGCGAAAGACGATCGGCGGATTGAACTGCTCAAGCTCTACGTATCGGGTTGTGCGCTTGCGGAGCCGCTTGATCAGGACCGATGCGACCCGGTCGCCGTCCTCGCCGTCAGCAGCCTTCAACTGGACGGCAACGTCATCTTCGATCGACGGGGCTCGGTTGGGATCGATGTAAGCAGGATCGCCTGGATCCCAGCGCGGTTGCATAGACGTGCCGACGATTGTCAGGGCGTAGATGTCGCGCTTGCGGGCGAGCGAAGCCGGGCGTCTGATGTAATCGACCGTCTCGCTCGTATAGACCTCGGTAAGCTCCGCGAACCGCAGTTCGCCATCCTGTCCGGTTTCAAAGTCCCCGCCCAACGCTGTCCCCCTCACTGGCACGTCGTGCGGCTCACTTGCGGACTGAACAGTGAATGCTGCCCGCTGCTCGCCGACCATGCTCGTTGAGTCGCTACCTAGATCGGCTTGCGCGGCATAGAAAGCCTTGGGATCGACACCCGCCGCACTGATCACCTTTTCGATGATATCCGACCGTGCACGCCCCCGGCTCGCGAGGTCCTGAAAGAAGTTCCGACTGACCCCGGCTTGCACCGTCCAGCCATTGAGGGTCCAGCCCGATGGCTTGATCGCCATCAAACGCCTGTAGATCAGCGGCTTCTCTTCATCCTTCATAGTGTCAGCGATAATAGACAGTGCTGCTGAAACTGGCGACATAAGCGTTTGCTGACAAACTGCTTGCACTGTCAGCGAACGCTGACTATGCACTGCGACCCATGAAGATCCTCACTGACGCCGAGCTGCTGACCAAGATTGAGGAGTTCCTCAAGCGTACCAGCATGCCGCAGACCCGGTTCGGCCGTGACGCCGTCGGCGAAGCCTCGTTGCTCGATCGCCTGCGGGGCGGCCGGTCGCTGTCCCTTCGCATGGCGAACAAGGTCGTGGCGTTCATGAACGATCATGACGCCGCTTCTACGCAGTCGCAGCATGACAGCGCAGATAGAAAAACTGACGATCGTTCTACCCCCGAGACGAGTGCGGGCGCATGAGCGAGCCGATCCTCTCGCAGGCCGAGCGTGGCATCAAGCTCGCAGATCGTGATCTCATCGCGGCAGCTGGCGGCATTGCGGCGGTCGCGGCCCACTTCAACGTAAGCACCGGGCTGGTTGGTCAGTGGAATAACCTCAACGACCTCAAATTCATGTCGGCGGCGCGTCGGCAGGAGCTAGAGGACATCACGCGGGACGTGCCGGGGCATCCTGTGTTCACGCGCGCCCAGGCCAAGCGGCAGGGCTATGCGCTGGTCAAGTTGCCGAGCGTCGACATTCCTGCCGGGTCCAGTCTGCATGATCTGCTTGGCGACAGCATCCGCGATGCGGGTGCGCTCCATGGCAGCGTCGTCGAGGCGTGGCGAGATCAGAAGATAGAGCCGCACGAGGTCGACCGCGTGCGGCGGGACGCAATCGCAGCGGCGGAGGCGCACCTTCGTCTCGCTGCCATTCTCGAACAGATGGTGGAGGCTTGAATGGGACTGGCGATGATGCTGGCCGGCGCGCGGATGATGCGCGCCACGGAATACGACCTGATCGCAGAGCTTTGGGGACAGCGCGGGATCTTGCCCGCTCCAGCGTGTAACGCAGGTCAGTTCGCATTGGCCCGCTGGATGCTCGGCGAAGGGTGCGACGGAGACACGATGATCAGCTGTCTGCCGGTCGATCGGTCGGAGGACTTTATCACGCGGCTGCTGACAGCCGAGGTTACGCCGGGGGATGCTGCGGCTGAATATCTGGCGCGCATCAGTCAGGGGCTGGTGGCTCCCGAGATGTGGGCGCAGCCCCACAGTATTCCGGATGCTCCAGCCCAAGATATTGAGATGATTGAACGTTGCCCAGAGGAAATCTCGAACCCAGAGGGCGCGACTGAAGTCGGTGTCGAGATCATGCCAGAAAACGATGAAGTTATTCTGCAGTGTGATTATTGGACCGTTTTCTTAAAAACTAGCGAGGCTGTTGGGTTGCATTCTCGGCTAGGCACCGCCCTATCTTACGTTGGGGGGGGGGCAAGGCCGGTGACCGACCATTACCCATTCCGTAGCCATCGCACCTGCGCCGAGTGGAGTGATCCCGCATGATCGCGCAGGATATGCCCGCGATCTTCGACCTGCGGGCAATTCGCCGCTGGGTCGGCAAGGCAAAGGCCGGAGAACGCATCATCTATGGGCGTGAGAGCCTGGACAAGGCCGTAGCGACCGAAGCGCGCACGCTGCTGGAGACCGGTGCCGTCGCGCTCAATTTTCGCAAGGGGCAGGTCGGCGAATATATCATGACCCGGCGCGAAGGTGAGCCGACGGCCGATGTCGCCCCTGCTTCCCTGATCGAAGATGTCGACGATGCGCTCGCGCGCGTCATGAAGCACCTGCGTCGCGCTGCGAACTTCGAACGCGCGTGCCCGAGCAATGTCGAGCTCGCGCGGCTCTGCGGTCTGAAGGACGCCGACGCGGCTGCATATCTCGTCCGTAAAGCCGTCTCCTACAGCCTGATCCGCGTCGAGGACCGCCGCCCGAAGCGCCGCGTGGTTCAGATCGTCGCGACCGGCCGTCGTACGCTGGAGGATTGAGATGGAAGCGTCATTCGATCACGACGCCGCCATTGGCGTCTGCCGCACGGTCGGCTCGGTCATCCCGAGCAAGGCCACGATCCCCGTAATCAGCAACCTGCTTATCCGTATCGCCGATGGGCGCATGGCTGTAATGGGCACCGATCTCGACATCTATTGCGAGGTCGGATGCGCGGGCGACGGCACGCTTGCCACAACCGTATCATCGGCCGCGTTCTCGGCAGCGCTGGATGGTCTCCGGCCCGGCCGTGTCGTTGCGAAGCTGGACGGCAATAGGCTCATTCTCACGCAAGGCCGAGCCCGCCGCAGCCTGCCGACGATCCGCGTCGAAGACTTTCCGGTCATGCTCGTGCCCGAGGAAGAGGCCTCGCTGACAATCGATGCCGGAGCGTTCACGCGGATGCTGGCGAGCGTGGCCCATGCGCAGGAAACCAACCAGTCGCGCTATACTCTGTGCGGCGTATTCCTCGGCCTGCGATCAGGACGGCTCGTGACGGTCGCGACCAATGGGCACGTCATGTCCCGTTGCGCTCTCGATGCCGCCAAGGCGCCCGAGATACCGGACAGCATCATGTCCACCAAGACGGTGACCCAGCTGCGCAAGCTGCTTCCTAGCGCAAGCGAGCCAATCCGCATCGCATTCGGCGACCGCAAGATGATGGTGACGATCGGCGAGTCCCGGCTCGTGGCGAAGCTGATCGAGGGCACATATCCCGACGTCGAGCGGATCATCCCTGAACCTCGCGGCAATCTGCTGAAGATGATCAGCGGCGAGATGATTAGGGCGATCGACGCGGTGGCCTCATCGGCGGCCGTCGATGGCAAGTCGCGCGGCGTGCGCTTCGAACTCGGTGCGGGCGAGGCGTTGCAGCTGTCGGCCCGCGACATCGGCATTGGCACCGAGGCGATGGAGCCGCTCGACGGCGAATATGCCGGCGAAGCCCAGCACGTCGGAATGAACAGTCTCTACGGCAAGCAAATGGCGCAGGTGTTCAAGGAAAGCAGCGTGCTGTCGCTCGATTTCGGCGACCACGAAGGCAAGATCCTCGTCACCTCCGAAGCCGAACCGGACATCAGCGGCATCATCATGCCGATGCGAGCATGAGGGAGGAAGATATGGGATCGTCACCGAAGAAGATCACCTGCGCGAAATGCGGGCACGAAGATCACGTAGACATGCGCGTCATTCTCGATTGTCCGACTTCGGCGCTCGATCGGCGTGACATCATCGCACTCGCCCAGACGGTGCAAGACACTGGATCCGTCGTGGCCGAGCAGGCTCTCGACCGCGTTTTTGTGGACGAGCCCACGATATCCGAATGGATCGCGCAGGCGCGTTGCGCAGTGCTGCGGGTGTCGGCGTGAAGCACGATTATGCCAGCTTCCTCGCCGCCAAGGCGTCGCTCGATCCTATGACGGGCATCGCCGATCCGTCGGGATTACCCGGTGCTCTGGCGCACTTCCAGGCGGCGATCGTGCCATGGGGACTTCGTCGCGGGCGTGCGGCGATCTTCGCCGGCACCGGTCTCGGAAAGACGCTGATGGAGATCGCGTGGGCGGATGCCGTCGCGCGCTTCACGAACCGTCCTGTCCTGATCCTGACGCCGCTGGCGGTCGCCATGCAGTTCGTCAGCGAGGGCGAGAAGTTCGATATCGGCGTGCGGCGTGCCAGTTTCCACAACGATCTGCGCGGGCCGGGCGTTTACGTCACCAATTATGACAAGCTCGACCGGTTCGACATGGATGCATTCTCCGGCATCGTGCTCGACGAAAGCTCGATCCTCAAGGCGTTCGACGGGCGCACGCGCAACGCGCTGATCGCCAAGGCGCGGACCATGCCGTTCCGCCTGGCGGCATCGGCCACGCCCGCCCCGAACGACTATATGGAGCTTGGCAACCATGCCGAGTTCCTCGGCGTGATGAGCCATGCCGAGATGCTGGCGACGTTCTTCATCCATGATGGTGGCGACACGTCGAAATGGCGACTCAAGCGGCACGCGGAGCGTGACTTCTGGCGATGGGTGGCAAGTTGGGCGGTCATGCTCACTTCGCCGGCCGACCTCGGCTTTCCCGACGACGGCTATATCCTCCCGCCGCTCAACACCCATCAGGTGATGGTCGATGACGAGATTGCCCCGTCGATCGAGACCGGCTTCCTGTTCCCGATGGAGGCGCGGACAATGTCCGAACGCCTCGCCGCGCGCCGGGTATCGATCGGCCCGCGCGTCGAAGCCGGAGCGCAGCGCATCGCAGATCACGATCGGCCGTGCGTCGCCTGGTGCAACCTCAATGACGAGAGCGAGCGGATGGCGGCTGCCATTCCCGGCGCTGTTGAGGTGCGCGGCAGCGACAAGGAAGGCCGCAAGGAAGAAGTGCTCGGGGCTTTCGCATCGGGCCAGCTGCGCGTGCTCGTGACGAAGCCATCGATCTGCGGCTTCGGGATGAACTGGCAGCATTGCCACGATACCGTGTTCGTCGGACTCAATGACAGCTTCGAGCAGCTCTATCAGGCCATCCGTCGCTTCTGGCGCTTCGGCCAGCAGCATCCCGTCGATGCCCACCTGATCGCCGCGCGTGCCGAGGGCGCTGTCGTTGCGAACCTGCGTCGCAAGGAGGCGGACGCGGCGGTGATGATGGCCGCGATGGTCGAGGCGATGGCTGACTTTTCCGCAATCCACGCGCGCCCGATCACACGGGACCGTGCCCCGTATCAGCCGCGCGATGTTGCGGTGCCTAGTTTTCTGGAGGCAGCATGACGTCCGAGCAACGCGCGCGGCGCTGCACAGAAATCGCCGATCAGGTAGTGCCTGCCTATCGATACGGCAAGCGTAGCTACAGTTGCTCCAGTTGGACCGCGAAGCGCTGGCAGGCGGCGTGGGATGCGGCGTGTCTAGCCCACGGCGTGGATCTATCGGAAGGACGGTCATGATCGACGCGCTCGATTTCGTCGAAGGCCCATCGTGGGCGATCTACAACGGCGACTGCATCGAAGTGATGCGGCAGCTTCCTGCCGATAGTGTCGGCTATTCAGTATTCTCTCCCCCGTTCGCCTCGCTCTATACCTATTCGAACAGCGACCGCGATCTTGGGAATTGCAAAACGGACGCCGAGTTCTTCGAGCATTTCGACTTCGTTCTGTACGAACTTCACCGACTGCTCAAGCCGGGTCGGCTGGTGTCGATGCACTGCATGGACATGCCGCGATCTAAAGCGCGTAACGGCGTGATCGGCGCCTGGGACTTTCCCGGCGACCTGATCCGCGCAGCCGAAAAGCAGGGCTTCATCTTCCATTCGCGGGTCTGCATCTGGAAGGACCCGGTGACCGCCATGCAGCGCACGAAGGCGCTTGGTCTGCTGCACAAGCAGGTCAAGAAGGACAGCGCGATGAGCCGGCAGGGGTTTGCCGACTATGTCGTTACCCTGCGCAAGGGCGGCGCCAACCCAGACCCGATCGCGGGACCGTTTACCGCCTATCACGGTGACGATGTAGCCGGCGTCGAGCGCGGCGTCGCAGAGACGCTGGCATCGCCCGGTTCGCGCATGAGCGAGGAGGATGCCCGCTCCGTCGCCGTCTGGCAGCGATACGCGTCGCCCGTGTGGGCCGACATCGATCCCGGCGATACGCTTCAGTATCGCGGGGCGCGGGACGGTGCCGACGAGCGCCATATTGCGCCCCTGCAGCTGGGCGTCATCCGTCGTTGCATCGATCTGTGGAGTAAGCCCGGCGATATCGTGCTCAGCCCGTTTGCCGGCATTTCCAGCGAGGTGTTCGTGGCGGCGGAGATGGGCCGCAGTGGGCTCGGCGTCGAACTGAAGCCGAGCTATTTCGCCCAGGCGGTTCGCAACCTCCAGTCGCTCGACAATCGGCCGTCCGACATGTTCGCGGAGGATGCCGCGTGAGTTTCTCCATGCCGGTCATGACCAAGATGATGAAATGGCTGGAGCGGTGCGCAGAGGCCGAGGATCCTTGCCCAAAGAATGCCGAGATCGCGGCTGAGTTCGACTTCGAGAGTGTGTCGTCGTCTGTCTCGCTGCTTGCTGGTCTTCAGCGTGATGGGTTGATCGTGATCGAGCGCTTCCAGAATGCGCGACGGGTCACGATCGTATCGAGCGGTCTCAAGACGTCGCTGCCGCATACGGTCCAGCCGCACTGGCGCGACCTGCCGCAGCATGCGGTCCCGCGCGAGCCGGAGATGGAAAAGGGCGCACCCTATCTCGCTCCGTACATCGTCAGGCGCGAGCTTTCCGGCATCGCGGGAGAGATCGCCGTCGAGGCCGATCGGCGGGGCCAGTCGATGGGAACATTTCTCAGTGAGTTGGTCGCGATCGGTTGGCGCCGGTTTGTGGAATTAAAGGTGGAGAGGCAGCTATGAGCGGCAGTTTGAACAGGGCGACGATCATCGGACATCTCGGTAACGATCCCGAGAGCCGATCGCTCAACAACGGCGGCAAGGTCGTTTCCATGTCGATCGCAACGAGCGAACAGTGGAAAGACAAGGGCAGCGGAGAAAAGCGCGAGCGCACCGAATGGCATCGCGTCGTGATCTTCAACGAGCAGCTGGGAGAGGTCGCCGCGAAATACCTCAAGAAGGGATCGAAGGCGCTGATCGAGGGGCAAATCCAGACCCGCAAGTGGCAGGACAATGCCGGCGTCGATCGCTATTCAACCGAGATCGTGCTGCAGGGTTTCGACGCCAAGCTGGTGTTGCTCGATCGCGTGCAGTCCGATCCCGGACGCCACGACTATAGCAGCCACGCCCGCGACGGCTTTGGGGGCGGAACAGGCGGCGCATCGTCCGGCGCCCATTCGGATCTCGATGATGACGTGCCCTTCTAGAGGCTGACATCGCCGGCCCGCGCGGGTCGTCTTTCCCTTTCGCTGAAAGTTTCGCCCGGTGCCTTCCGCCGATCATCACTCGCCGTCTCTGCTGGAGGCGGCGCTTACCTACGCGCGCCGAGGCTGGCCGGTGTTCCCGTGCAGCCCGAAGAATAAGCGCCCGCTGCTCGCGAAGGACCATGACGAAGCTGGCAAGCCGATCAAGAACTCGGGCGGTGTCACCAAGGCGACCTGTGACGAGGATCTGATCAGCGGCTGGTGGAAGAAGTGGCCGCAAGCGATGGTCGGTGTTGCGGTCGGTCGTGGCAACCTGATCGTCATCGACTTCGATCCACGCATCGATCGCGTCATTGACAAGGAGAGCGGCGAGGTCATCAGCGAGAAGGAGTGGACTGTCGCCGAGTTGCGCGAGCGGCTTCAAGAGATGATGGGCTCTGTGCTCCCCGACACGGTGACGGTGCGGACGCCGAGCGGCGGCGAGCATCTCTATTTCCTGATGCCTGCGGGTGAGCCGATCGGTAATCGCGGCAACCTGCCCCTCCACGTCGATGTGCGCGGGCTCGGTGGATACGTGATCGCGCCGCCCAGCGTATGCTTCGGCGACGGTAAGAACACGCCCGGTCCCTATCGCTGGCTCCGGGGCGTAGACGAGATTGAAATCGCTCCGCTCCCACTCGATCTTGAGCGCATCCTGCGCGATACGCCGCGCGAGGGCGCGCCTGACATCGCCGATGCGGCCGCCGAGCGTCCTCGCATCGATATAGATGCCCAGGCCGATCGCTATCGCCGATGGGCGCTTACCGCCCTGCAGGGCGAGGTGGACGAACTCGCGGCAACACCCAAAGGCGGCGGTCGGCATGGCGGTCGGAATCAGGGCGCCTATATGGCCGCCTACACGCTGGGCGGCATCGTCGCCCATGGCCTGCTCGGCGAGGAAGAGGTTCGCGGCGCGCTACTGGCTGTGATCCGGAGCTTTGATCCGACTGCCTACCAGTCGCATGCACAGGCTATCGACAATGGGCTTGCCAACGGACAGGCGAAGCCGCGCGACCTCAGCGCCGTAGGCGCGAACATGACGCGCGGGCGCGGCAGCGACCGCTCCGCATCCTCTTTGTCCGACAGGCCGCCATCCCCTCCAATCGAGGCTTATGACGACTATACTCGCATCGACGGCCCCGCACCCCATGATGGGGATGATGTGGAAGGACGACTCCAGAATGGAACGCCGAGCGACGCCAACCCCGCTCAGGGGTCAGGGGGGCGCATTCGCGTCAAACCGGACGCCAGCGCAGATCGGGAGTGCGCGTTCTACCAGATGACCGACCTCGGCAACGCCGAGCGCTTCCGCCGCCGTTTCGGCGACCAATTCCGTTTCTGCAAGGAGTTGGGTTGGTTCTGGTGGGATGAGCGTCGATGGTCGCTGCTCAGCGAGGAAAAGGACAAGATCCCCGGCGAGGTGATGCAGGCTGTATTTGAGACGATCCGCGCCATTCGCAACGAAGCCGATCTGGTTGAGGCGAGCGGTTTGAAGGAGGATGACGATCAGGACGATACTCGCCTCGATTTCATCGTGCGATGGAAGGGCGCGGGCGACAACAAGCAACCGATCTATTATTCCGACATGCTGCGCGACCACGCGAAGTCTAGCGAGGGCGCGAACCGGCTCGGTTGCATCGGCGGCCTTGCGAAGAGCTTTCCCGAGATTTCCATCCGCGCCGACGCGATGGATGCCGATCGCATGGCGATCAACGTGCTCAACGGCACGCTGCGGATGGATCTTGCCGGCAACCGCGTCGTCATGCGGCTCGACAAGCATCGCCGCGACGACCTGATTAGCAAGATCGCCAATGTCACCTATGATCCCGATGCTACATGCGAGGCATTCGACGGCTTCCTTTCGACTGTGCAGCCGAAGGACAGCAATCGTCGGTTCCTCGCACAATGGCACGGCCTGAGCCTGACCGGCGATATCAACGAACAGAAGCTCGCCTTCTACCACGGCAAAGGCCGCAACGGTAAATCGACCCTCGTGGATGTGTGCGGCCATGTCGCTGGCGATTATGGCGCCTCGATCGCGATCGAGAGCTTTCTTGATCAGGGGCGCGGTCGCAAGGGCGGCGAAGCAACGCCGGACATTGCCACATTGCCCGGTATTCGCTTCCTCCGGACCTCCGAGCCTGAGAAGGGCGCGAAACTCGCCGAGGCACTGATCAAGCTGATCACGGGCGGAGAGGCTATTACCGCGCGTCACCTCAACAAGGGCTTCTTCTCGTTCCTGCCGTCCTTCAAGGTGACGATATCGGGCAACCACAAGCCCAAGATCACTGGCCACGATGACGGTATATGGCGGCGCGTCATGCTCGTGCCATGGGCCGTGCAAATCGCCAAAGAGGACGTCGACAGAGCGCTTCCCGACAAACTGCGCGGCGAAGCCAGCGGCATCTTCAATTGGCTCCTGTCGGGCCTTGTGGATTGGCGTGAGAACGGCCTTGTCGAGCCCGACGACGTTCTCGACGCGACCAGGCGCTATCGCGAGGACAGCGACCAGCTCGGGCGCTTCCTCGAAGAGTGCGTCGAGGAAGAAGAGGGCGCTCGATCGAAGTCGTCCGAGCTGCACGCTCTGTTCAACGCATGGTCCAAAGTCAGCGGTGCTGGCGAATGGACGCAAGTCGGCTTCACCAAGGCGATGCAGGATCGCGGATACCAGACCAAGCAGTCGAACGGCATGCAGTGGCTCGGCATCCGCATGGTCAGATCGACATCCGATTTTGAGGACCACGTCGTGCGTGACGATGTCGATAGCGCCCCCCCGCGTGGTCGATGGGCGGAGGACGACGACATTCCGGTGTAGTTTTGGAAGGGTTCGCCCTTCCGCGCGGAAGTGTGGATTGGAAGGCTTGAAATGAGGATTTCTGCGGGTTTGGAATGGATGGAAGGGTTTTGTGCTGCACTCCCATGATGCGCACATCCGGGTGCGCACCCATGCAGGTATGTGTGGGTGCGATAGCACCCAACACTATCCTTCCACTCTTCCAATCACTTCCATTTCTATATTCCAGAGAATGAACAAGTCTCTGTTTTCTAGGGGAAAACGATATGTCGCTTGATCAACGCCACAATGCGAATGCAGCGGTTCCACTGGAAGGGTCAGCCCTTCCGCGTCATTGGAGCTTCGCCGACGTCGAGGAACGGTTGATTGAGGCTTATGGCTTTCTCCAGCGTATGCCTGATCCCGATGCTCGGCACTTGCGTGTGAAGACGATGTCGATCTGGCAGCAGGTCAGCATCACTGCCGGCATGAACCAAGTCGAGATCGCCGAGTATCGCCTATACCGTGCTGGCGATCCGCCGCGCATGCCAGGGCTACTCGTGTCCGAGGTTGGTCGCATGGAGGAGGCGCTCGGCTGGTTGATGTGGCTGAAGCCAGAGACACGCCGCATCGTGGCACGGGCGATCGGCCAGTTGTGGAGCGGCAACACGCGAGTCGACTGGCGCATGGTGGGTGCTGATCCGCGTGTCAGCGGGTCGTTCGATCGCATGCGAGCGGCCTATCAGCGTGCAATCCGCACCTTGGCGCTGCGCTTGTCGAACGCGAGTCCACGCTGAAGCCCGCAGAAAACCGCAATAGGATAGCGTCAAGGCCAACAATGTTTGTCGATGACGATTTTGTGTGTTCGTTTCCGGATCGTTTTCGTGCATTTTGATGTCAGCTTGGCGCGTCGTGCATGCGTCACCCCACACATCGCGATATCCGAGGCTGCCATGTAATGCCGGTCTGTCCGCCGACCTTTCGCCCTCATGGATCGAGGACGAAGCGGGAGCACGATCGTGATCGCGGCACTGCATCCGAGCGCGGTTATAACCATCGGTGGCAGAAGGCTCGGCTGACGTATCTCGCCGCTCATCCGCTGTGTCGGATGTGCGAGGCTGATGGGATCGTCACCGAGGCGACCATCGTTGATCACGTCCGCCCGCACAGAGGCGACGCAGGCCTCTTCTGGGACCCGAACAACTGGCAGCCGCTCTGCAAGCCGCACCACGACAGTGCGAAACAGAGCGAGGACCGTGGCGGGCATCGCAGCGGTCGCCGGTAGGGGGGGGCACTCGAAAATCAGGGCGGATCGGCCGTCAAGACCGGTTGGCAGCGATTTGCGTTTGGGCGCGAAATTCGCCGAACTTTTTTTGTTGGAGAATAAGATGACGCGGGGACGGCGACCGGCGCCGGAGGCGGTGCAAGAGGCGAAGGGCAATACCCAGCGCCGGCCCCGCGCCAAGCGCACCGGCGCATCGGTCGAAGCGGCCCCCGCTGTCGGCACGCTCCCCGGCTGGCTCGACACCAAGCGCCGCATTCAGAAGGTCGCGGCAGAAGAGGCGACCAAGCTATCCGGCGAAATCTACGCCAAGCTGCACGGCGACTTGAGCAGAATGAACCTGCTCAAGTCGACCGACGAGTTCACCTTCGGCCGCTTCTGCCGCTACATGGCGGAGTGGATCGTCTACACCCACATCCTCGATCGCGAGGGCACGTTCTACACCACGAGTTCGCCGCACGTCGGCGAGCTTCGGCGTCCGCATCCAGCGTTCAAGCAACGGCAGGCGATCGAGGGCCATCTCAAGGATCTCGGCGATGTGCTTGGTCTCTCGCCTGCCGCCCGCCAGCGCCTGATGCTGCAACTGGCGAACAGCAACGGTCTCCAGCCGGCGGCGCAGCCGACTGCTCCAGCGAAGGAAGGGGGTGATCTCTTGTCGATGCCGGCCGCACCGGCCGCGCCGGCCAGCCCGATCGGGATGCTTGGCGGTATCCGCACGTTGAACTGATGGCGACCGCGCCGGCAGAGCATGCCGTCGAGCGGTCGGAATGCGGCAAATATTGGTATGATGCCGAGGCGGCGGAAGCCGCCGCTGCATTCTTCCCCGACTATCTACGGCTGACGGACGCGGAATGGGCCGGCCGGCCCTTCGATCTGGCGACGTGGCAGGCCGACCGCATCATCCGGCCAACCTTCGGCTGGCGCCGACTTGACGGCACGCGCCGATATCGGCGCGTCATCGTCTGGATACCACGCAAGAACGGAAAGACCGAGCTTGCGGCCGGCGTGTCGCTGCTGGGCCTGATCGGCGACGGCGAAATGGGAGGTCAGGGCTACTCGATCGCGACCGATAAGAACCAGGCGTCGATCGTGTTCGACAAGGCGACCACGATGGTCAACCTGTCGGATCGGCTGAAGCAACACCTGACGTGCTTCAAGCCCTCGATCTACTGTGCCGAGCTTAACGCCAGTTTCAAGCCGCTGTCGGGCAAGCCGAAAGGCAAGCACGGTCTCTCGCCATCCATCGTCGTCGGCGATGAGGTACATGAGTGGGAAAGCGGTGACCTCTACACTTTCGTTCACCAGGGCACCGGCGCGCGACGCCAGCCGCTGGAGTTCCTGATCTCGACGGCTGGTACGAAAAGCGGCTTCGGTTGGGAGCTATGGGACGAATGCCAGCGAATACTGGCGGGCGAGAGCGAAGACGAAGAGACGCTAGTCGTCATCTTCGCGGCCGATCCTGAGGACGACTGGACGAGCGAGGAGACCTGGGCGAAGGCAAATCCTAACCTCGGCACCTCGCCGAAGCTAGACTACCTGCGCGCCGAGTGCGCGAAAGCGAAGCAGCTCCCGCGCCTCGAAAACGACTTCAAGCGCTACCATCTCAACATCTGGACCGAGCAGGCGGTTCGCTGGCTCCCGATCGACACTTGGGATCGCTGCGGTCTCGCCGACCCCTCCGGGGAGGTCGAGCGGGATGCGCAGCGCCGCGTCGTCAACGATCGGTGGAAGACGCTGCACGAGACGCTGGCTACCCGTCGCGCGTTCGCCGGTCTCGATTTGTCGAGCACGAAGGACTTGACCGCATGGGTGCTGGTGTTCCCGCCCGAGGAAGAAGGCGGTCGCTGGATTTGGTTGCCGCGCATCTTCATGCCGCAGGACAACGTGCTCGACAGGGTGAAGCGCGATAAGGCGCCGTATGACCAGTGGAGCAAATCAGGTGCGATGCTCCCCACCGGGGGTAACGTCACTGACTACGCCGCAATCAAGCATCAGATATTCGAGGATTGCGAGCGGTATCGCGTCGAACAGATCGCCGTCGATCGGTGGAATGCCACGCAGTTGACTGTCGAAATTCAGGAAGAAGGCCTACCCGTGACGCTGTTCGGGCAGGGGTATTTCTCGATGTCGGCACCGTCGAAGGAGTTAGAGCGCCAAGTAATCGGCGGGGTGCTTGATCATGGCGGCCATCCCGCGCTCCGCTGGTGCGCGGGCAACGTCGCCGTTGAGACCGACGCGGCTGAGAACATCAAGCCGACGAAATCGAAATCGACCGAGCGGATCGATCCGCTCGTCGCCGGGATAATGGGATTGGGCGTCGCAATGGCAAGCAGCAACGAGTCCCTAGACGACTGGATCGAGAGCCTGCGATGAGCCTCATTCAGGGCATTCTGTCCTATATCCAGCGCGGCTTTCGCGTCACCGGCGGCGGGCAGATGCTCGACAATCTCGCCTCTGACAGCGGCGAGCGTGTCGACGAGCTCTCGGTCCTCGGCCTGTCGACCGCATGGGCGTGCGTCAATTTGCTCGCCGGCACGGTGGGCTCGCTGCCGTTGACGATCACGAAGCCGGGTCCGTCGGGCGTCGCGATCGAGGCTCCGGAGCACCCGCTCTATCGGATACTGCACGATGCACCCAACGCCGAGCAGACGACGGTGGACTTTTGGGAAGGAGCACAGGCCAGTCTTGAGCTTAAGGGCAACGCTGTTGCCCGTAAAATGCGAGGATCAGGCGGACAGCTGATCGGCCTCTCGCCAATGGCTTGGGATTTCCTGCAGATCACTCGCAATTCGGATGGCGACCTGATCTACCGCTATGATGGCGAGACGTTGCCCTCGGGCGAGGTGCTGCATATCCGGGGCTTTGGCGGCTCGCCGCTCGGTGGACTGTCGACGATAGCCTTCGGTGCCAACACATTCGGCACGGCCCGTGCGGTCGATCGGGCGGCCGGCACCATGTTTCGGAATGGCATACGGCCGAGCGGCATACTGTCGACGACTGACAAGCTGAAGAAGGATCAGCGCGACGAGGTGGAGGAACTCCTCCAGCGTAAGTTCAGCGGTGCGCTCAACGCCGGTCGGCCAATGGTGCTCGACAACGGGCTGACGTGGAGCGCGCTCACGATGAATCCGAACGACGCGCAGATGCTCGAGTCCCGTGAGTTCAGCGTGGAGGATATCTGCCGATTGTTCGGGACCCCGCCGCACATGATCGGACATACGGCTGGAAATTCGCAGCTAGGCAGCAGCATCAGCGAGCAGACGCTCGGGTTCAACAAGTTCGTCCTGCGCCGTCGTTGCCGTCGGATTGAGAAGGCGGCGAAGCAGCAGCTTCTCAGTCCGGCCGATCTCGCCAATGGCGTGGATATCAGCTTCGACATGCGCGGTCTGATGCGCGGCGATGATGCCGCGCGGACCGCCTATTACCAGTCCGCCCTTATGAACGGATGGATGACGATCAACGAGGTGCGCAAGCTGGAAGGGCTGGCGCCGATCGCAGGCGGCGACGTGCCGCACCTCCAGATGCAGCAAATTCCGATTTCGCTTGCCGGTGGCAAGCTCGTCGCCGGCAACGGCGGGCAAGCATCGCTGCCCGCCGCCTGAAGGAAGCCCACTATGCTCAAGTTCAAGAACAGCGCCTTGGCGTTGGACGTGAAGGCTGTCGGCGACGACGGGACGTTCGAGGGCTACGGGTCCATCTTCGGCAACGTCGATAGCTACGGCGAAGTCGTCATGCCCGGTGCTTTCACCGCGTCCCTTGTTGCTGGCCGGCAGCGCGGTTCAACGGTCAAGATGCTCTGGCAGCACGATCCATCGCAGCCGATCGGCATTTGGCAGGATCTGGCCGAGGATGCGAAGGGGCTCTACGTCAAGGGCAAGCTTCTGAAGGACGATGTCCGCCAAGCGACCGAGACCTATGCGCTGCTCAAGGCTGACGCCCTCGACGGATTGTCGATCGGCTATCGCGAGATCGAAGTTTCTCCGCATCCCGATAAGACGGGCATCGTCCAGCTGAAGAAGCTGGACCTGAAAGAGGTCTCAGTCGTCACATTCGCGGCGAACGATCGCGCGCGCGTGACCGACGTCAAGCAGATGATCATGGCCGGCGACGTGCCGACCGTAAGAGAGTTCGAACAGGCCCTGCGGGAGCTTGGCCTGTCGAAGAGCAAGGCGGCGGCATGTGCCACTGCCTGCGCGCCGCATCTTCGGGGGGATCCCGAGGCGAAGGCTGACGACGCCGCAGCCCGCTTCCTCAAAGCGATGCTCGGCTAATCCTCAACTCTGCCGAAAGGGCAACCCAATGCGAAACCTGCATGTTTTTGCCGGCATGAGCGCTCTCGCGCTTGCCGGCCCGATGACCCGCCTGGAGCGCGCTCACGGCCGCTTCCTGCGCGGCCCCGAGGATCATCCTTCGCTCACTCCCGAGCAGATGGCGGAAAACCTCAAGAAGTCGATCGACGCCAAGCACGACGAGGTCATGAAGAAGTCGGAAGAGGCTCTCACCGAGGCCAAGAAGTCCGGCACGCTCAGCACGGAGACGAAGAGCAGCGTCGATCAGATGTTGACCGAGGTCGGCACGATGCGCGAGCAACTCGCCCAGATCGAACAGAAGATGGCGCGCAAGCCCGGCTCCGATCAGGACGAAGCGAAGTCCTACGGCGAACAGGTCGTAAAGTCGGACAAGTTCTCGTCGTTCAAGGCGGGCAGCTACCAGGGCAGCGCGCGTTTCTCGCTGAAGGCGATTACGGCTGCCCAGGCCGGCACAGCATGGAGCGACCGCGACACCACTGTCACCTCCCTGCCCCAGCGGCAGGCCGTGGTGCGCGATCTGCTTACCGTCGTTCCGACCACGAGCGGCTCGGTTGACTATGCTCGCCAGAACCTGCGCCAGAATGCGGCGGCTCCCGTCGCCGAAGCCGCTGCCAAACCGTACAGCAGCTACACCTGGGAGCAGGTCAACGCGGCCGTGCGTGTCATCGCGCACCTCGCCAAGATCACGCGCCAGGCGCTCGACGATGCCGTGCAGCTGCAGGGCGAGGTCGATCAGGAGATGCGCTACGGCCTCGTGCTGGCGGAAGAGGGCGAACTGCTCTCAGGCGACGGCACCGGGCAGCATCTGACCGGCATGATCCCCAACGCTACGGCCTACGCCGCGCCGATCACGATCGAAGACGCGACCATGATCGACACAATCAGGCTCTCGCTGCTCCAGGCTGAGCTTGCGCTGTATCCGTCGGACGGTGTCATCATGAACCCGGCCGACTGGGCGCATATCGAGCTTACCAAGGACGCGCAGGGTCGCTACATCTGGGCGAACCCGCTCCAGCTGGGCGGCCCGACGCTGTGGGGCAAGCGCGTCGTGTCGACCGTCGCCATGACGATCGACAAGTTCCTGACGGGCGGCTTCAAGCTCCAGACGCTCTACGATCGGATGTCGCCGGAGGTGTTGATCGCGTCCGAGAATGTCGATGACTTCGAGAAGAACCTCTACACCATGCGGTGTGAGGAGCGCCTCGCGCTGGCGAACAAGAAGCCCGGCGCGCTGATCTACGGCGACTTCGGCAACGTTACCTAAGGCTCTCCCGTCGCGTGTCTGATCGTCGCACGCGGCCAACTCGGGCGGGCCTTCGGGTCCGCCCACATTTCCGAGAGAGACGTATGGCAAAGGAAGTGGAGTTCGACGTGAAGCGCGAGCATCTCGGCGACAAGCCCTATAAGGCTGGCGACACGCGCACGATGCGCGAAGCCGATGCCGCCAATCTTGTCGGTCTCGGCGTGCTGGCACCCAAGGGCACGAAAGCGGAGCCCGCCCCCAAGAACAAGATGGAGCCCGCGCCCGCGAACAAGGCCGGCACCAAGGCGAAGGCCTGATCCATGACGGACAACACGCCTCCAGCCGAGCCGCTGACGCTGCCGGAGGCGAAATATAATCTGCGGATCGACGATCCTGCCGATGCTGGCGCGATGCAGGCGCAGGACGCCTTTATAACGGGCCTGATCGTCACCGCTCGCGAAGTGGTCGAGGATCAGACCGAGCTAGTGCTCACGCCGCGCACGGTCATCGAAGCGCTGCCCAATCTGCGGTCGATCATGCCGCTAGCCGCGTGGCCGATCACATCCGTCACCGAGATCAGCTATCTCGATCCTGACGGCGAACAGCAGACCATCGCCAATGACGGGTGGTACATCGCAGACGTGCGACGCCCCGCCAAGATCATGATGAAGCGCTACGCGCTCTCGTATCATACGGGGCGCTGCACGCACGATTTGGCGCTGCCGGTCGCCGTGATAATGCAGGCAGGATACGCCACGCCGGATCTCGTGCCGTCGCGCGTGAAGCACGCAATGCAGTTGCTCATCGGCACCTGGTTCGTCAACCGTGAAGCGGATGTCGTCGGCCGATCGGTTGCTGCGGTCGAACTGCCTACGGGCGTCGAACGGTTGCTACGCGGCCTTGCGCTGGATTTGGTCTGATGGCGGTCGCCGCTGGTCGTCTCAAGCACCGCATCGAAGTGTGGCGGAAGCAGAAGGTGGAGGATGGCCTTGGTGGTCGGACTGTCGCTTGGGTGAAGTTCAGGACGTTATGGGCGGAGGTCATCGGCCAGAATGGCCGCGAAGCGCTTCTCTCGCAGGCTGTTCAGGGTATTCAGTTCTATCGCATCACCGTGCGTTTCGGTTGCGGCATCGTTGATACCGACCAGCTGCGTTATGATGGCGTCACGTTGAACGTGCGCTCGGTTTCCGATCAGGACGGCATCCGCGAAAGCGAGGTCATCCAGGCCGATACGGAATCTGTTGAGGCGCTGCCAGATGCCTAGCCCGATGCGCGGCATGCAGGAATTGCTCAGCCTGTTCGACACGCTGCCGAAGGCGACCGAAGCGGAGATCAAGGAAGACCTTCCCAAGATCGGTGCCGCAGTCCTCGCCGCGCAGAAGTCGGAGGTGCCGGTTCGCACCGGCGATCTGTGGCGTGGCCTGTCGACGCAGGTTCTCAACGGCGGGTGGAAGATCCGCATCGGTCTGATGGGCATCACCAGCGGGCGCACGGGTAAGACCCTATACGGGCTGTATTACGGCCGGTTCATCGAGTTCGGCCGTCGCGGTCAGGTAGTGAGCGTCCAGCGTCGCCGTCGTGTGAAAGGCAGGCTCCGGTCGAGCCGGGGCCGCAAGCGGGCGGAGGATATCGTGGCGAGCTACCCGATGAAGGTTCGGGCCGAGGCCGCGCGACCCTTCGTGCAGAGCCCTGCGGCCGAGGCCGCGTTGCTCGACGCGGGCGAGAACCTCGCCG